TAAAGCCTCACGGCAACCCACCACCCGCTCAACAAGAGTGATAGAAAAACAACCCACTCCGTATTTACGGATAGCTGCATGGAGCGCGTAGGGGCTCCCACACTTAGCAGCACTCACATGCATAGCTAAGCGCCGCCGCAAAGTATTTACCGTCTGACCGACATACCGCTTACCATTAGCGGAATTTGTGATCCGATATATAAGACCGATCACTTCGTTAGGTATATCCGGCACTCAGGCTGCTCCTATCAACGGGAGCCTCCGAACAAGTGAAAAAGCGCCGAAGTTCAACTTGCGAAAGCGGAGGGGAACTCCTGCTGCAAGGTCGCCTTGAAGGCATCCGACTCTGCCGCAAAAACAGCCAAGAGGATCCGGTCCTCGTCCTCGAAATCCTCCAGGAATGCCAGCTTCTTTCGCGACGATGCGTTGAAGTCATAGTTGTCCGGGAAAGTAGGGCAAATCGACTTGGCCACCATCAACCGAGCGTCTACAGTGGACGCCTCAACTGTAGATACCGCCGCCTGACGGGCAGGCTGAGGGCCACCGTTCTTCGGACCATTGGTATTCCGAATGGTGATCCCGTCCTCTATATGGACGGTCTCGACAGCCTTGCCACCTGGATCCACAGGGTCCGCAGTCGCCACACCGCCACCCACCTTGGAAGTCGCCGTGATGCCCTCAGACGTAGCTGTCTTGGCAGCAGCCACCTTAGCAATCACCTGGCGGTCCGCAGTGTCTATGTACTGAGAACGCCTGGACGCCTTCTGCGCTAGGTATGTCTCTCGCTCATCCTCAGGCATAGCCGCCAGCATGGCCTCTTCAGTGTTGATACTCGCACCAGCGTCAATTTGAACCTTGTTGGCCTCCTTGATAGCTGCCCCAGCGTTCTCCATGTTGGTGCGCGAGACAGCCGCAGTCTTCAGAGTCCGCACCGGCACACCGTCCTGCTCCTCAATCACATTACTGCTTGAAGTGGCTGATGCAGTCTTCTGACGAATGCTGGGCTTGTTGCCAGCCTTCGTGTCCGCAGCATGCTGAGTAGCGTTGCCTACAACCCGCTCATCAGACTCCGTGGTGGAGATGGCCATCTTCTTGTTCGGCTGCATCGGGTTGCCACCCTTCGTAGGGTGGTGGACCTGGATGTTGGCAGACACCGGCCGACCATAGTCCGGGTCATCCTCGTCGTACGCCTCTGCCAGGACGAGCCAACCAGTCTTGATTGCTCCACGTAGGTTCGGAAACGAGTATTGGTTGCCCGCGTACTCTGCCGTCGAACCATCGAACTTGACCTCGCTACCGTTGGCAACCGTAGTGTCAAAGTTACCCAGGGAGAACGTTCGGGTGGCGATGAACGTGAGCATCTCGCCCGATTTAAATCTGATCTGTGATTCCATTTTCATTTTCTCCTAGAGACGGGGCAAAACTCCCCCCTAGAGAAAACCTAAAAATGAATCACCGGAACGGGCCTACCTGTTGTGGTCCCTCATCGCATCAATTGAGTATATCCCCGTGGCCCACAAAACGCCCTGGACGAAACCCAACCACCTGTTGGCCTTCTCAAAACCATTGTCAGTCTTGAGTAGCTCAGGGATCTCCAAGCACATCCAATGGGCATGTCGTTCCTGCTCACGGGTTGATGGACGCAGTGTTGTAGTGGCTTTGGCCGCCCGTATACCACGCTCCGAGAACTTCTTGGCGTAGTCCTCAACCACCTGGATAATTTGCTCTGAGGTCATGGCAGCCTCTACACCACCACAAAGCAAAACGCCGCCCCGGTTTCCCAGGACGGCGCTGTGCCTTGGTTACGCCCTACTGGGCGATGGCCTAGACTCGGGTGACCACCAGGCGGGTCAGGGCTCGCGGGTTGAAGCAGCCTATGCCGACATTTTCAAAACAGCTGAAGCCAATTGTCCTGGCCTTCGGGTCGTCAGCCGACAGCACGGTCAGTTCCGTGCGGACGGGGAAACGGCCGAAGTTCTCGGGCTCGCCGCAGACGTACACGAAGCCAACTGGAACCAGGCGGCTTGTGATGATCTGGGCACCCCACAGAACGGCCTGGAGGCCGGTCTTGAGCAGGGTTGCCTGAGACTCGATGTCCAGGATGTCGCGACCGAACTTGCGGATGTCCGCGTAGTCCACCGCGTTCATGTAGATCCGAGCAACCCGGAGGTCGTGACGCTCGATTTCCGCGAAGGCGTCCGCAAGGACACTCGGGGAAATCGGGGCAACCACGGCCACATCAGGGTTGGTCTGACCCGGCAGGGTGTCGAAGCCCGACACCGCGATGCTGTCCAGAACAGCGAAGACACGCTCGTCTTCAGCAGCCTGAATCTGCGCCTTCGCCAGATCCTGGGCACGCTCGATGAGATCGAAACGACGCTCCTTGATCTGGGTCAGCGGGATCTCGGGGTTCGAGGCAATCTCGAACAGCGGGAAGATCACACGGCGTGGCTTCTGGATGGCGAGAATGTTCTCGCCTTCCTCGCCCACGACGAATGCCGTCACGTCGGGATCCTTGTCGTAGATGGGCAGTGCGCCATCGGGCAGTTGCTCCACCAAGAAGGTCTTGCGACCAACTGCGGTGTAGTCCCTGCGAAGACGGAGCGGCTGGATCATCGAGGCTGCGAGCTTGGCACGACCTGCGGCGGTCTTGATGTACTCGCTGATGACCTGTTGCTTGACTTGGTTTGAAACCTGATTCATGGCGAACTCCTTCAGACCCGCAGGTCGATGACAAGCAACGACGAGTTGGCGTCCGGGGCGACCTTGACGATGCCCATGAGGGTCGGGGAGTCGCCCGAGACAGTCTCGTAGGCGTCAGCAACGACGTTGGTGATGTAGCCGTTGTTTGAGGCGTAAACCTCATCACCGGCTGCGTACGTGATTGCGCCACCTGCGCCACCACCGAGCAGAATCTGGGTCTCGTAGACCGACAGACCAACCGAAGATCCCGAACCGCAGACGTACGGACCACGACCAGAGGCCACACCAGGTGTGTTCTCAAAGGCGTTGCCGAGCGAGTCGTTCAGGAAGATACCGAGCGGGCGGGTGCTCGCAGCGGATGTTCCTTCGGGACCACCATGGAAGCCGTTGCCAGCATCCGGGCGGGTGAAGGCTACCGAGCCTCCAAGGACGCCGGGCTTCGTGATCCCGGCGAGTGTGGTTGATACGGTCGGGGCTGCGGTGACTACGGGAGGATTGGCCTGAGTGAACGCATCCGGCGTCAGTAGACCAAGGCTGTTCCTGGTCACGACGTGGAGGAGTTGAACTCGACCGCTGGTCTCCCTAAAATCACCCGAGCTTTGACCGCCGATGGCAAAAGAGGTCATTTAGTTTTCTCCTGGCAAAAGCCGTTGAGCTTGGGTGTCTGATATGATCCGATTCGCATCTACATCTGCGCCCTCAAGCCTGAGCCTGAGGGCGAAACTTCAGTTCCTGGGAAGCCCGAAAGCTTCCCGGACATCCGGAGCCGAAGCCCACAGGTTGTCCAACTTATTGTCAGAAGCACCGGGGGCGCCGTTGCCACCGATCCGAGACACACCGCCCTTGGGCTTGGTGCCGACCGTCTGAGTGGAAGCCGTGCGAACGCCAGCCTGCTTCTGCTGCTGCTGCCCACTCTGCTGCTGCTCGTCGTCATCATCCTGGTCCTGGGCAAACAGAGCACGAAGCTCCGCATCATCCGCACCAAGAACGATTTCTCCGGTGTCCATCTCGGACATACCCATCTCGATGTCACCCTCCTGCATCGGCAACTGATCCTCAGGGGCGAGCATCTGATCGAGCATGGCCTCTTCGTCCATCTGCTGCTGAGCCATGGGATCCTGCATCTGCTGCTGGGCCACGTCCTGCTGCATCTGCTGCTGGGCCACGTCCTGCTGCATCTGCTGCTGCTGGGCCACGTCCTGCTGCATCTGCTGGCCTTGGCCGAAGGCACCCATGGCCTCACGGATCAGACCCGAGAGCTTCTCCTGGACCATCGCAGTGACCTGCTGGGCCAAGTCGCCAGCCTGCTTCTGCTGGTCACCCTCGTCATCGTCGTCGTCCTGCTGCTGATCATCACCAGCTTGCTTCTGCTGGTCATCATCAT